AGGTGTTTCGGCAAAATCTGCAACTGCTACAGGCTCTACTGTTCTAGGTCTTAGTAGTGCTGCAATCTGTTTGAACATTATTTATCCGCCTTTGTATCAAGTTTATCAAGAATCTTATCCAGTTTTTGAAATATCTGATTCGTAACGCTTTGAAAATCCTCACGCTTAACATAATGATCAGATACTTTAATTTCAAGATTATTTATTTGCCTAGCTAAAGTGGATTGATCGGAAATAATTTTATCTTGATTTTTAGATAGCTCTTTTGACCACCAACCTATTACGCCAGAAGCTGCTGTGGCTAAAATGGCTATAGCTGCGACTATTGCTGACCAATCCATCACTCTTACTCCTCAGAAGGTGTTTCAGCTTCTGCTGGATCAGCTTTACTTTTTTTAGAAGGAATTAAATCCGATTCTACTTTTTCAATTAATTCTTCTACATATTCCACTACATCCGCAGGGAATTTGTCTAATGAAGTAACTGCTGAATCAAATATTGCATTGAGTGATTTTGAGAAAAATAATGCCATGATGTTATCCTTTATTTAATTAACGTAATTCTGCCCAAATAGTAATTAAATTGCCAATATTTACTTGATAAGTATTTCCTGATGGAACTATAAAAGAAGCAGAATTTTCATAAATATTAACTGCCGCTCCATCTTGAATTAGTATATTTATTCCATTTACATAAACCATTAAATCAGTAATGGTTGCCGAATATAAATAAGTTATGGAAACCATAATTGGATATGGCATACTATTAGTATAAAGAGTTCCCGATGCTCTACTTGAAGTTATATTTTGCCATGAAGTTCCACCCCATCCTAATCCAATAGGGGCTGTAATATAACCAGCAGGATTAGTAGCATTATAAGGTGTAAAACCTAATGCACTTGTCACATCAGTTGAATTAAGAACAATCGCACCTGTACGAGTATTAAAACTTGTTACCGAAGAAGCATTAGCAAAGTAAACATTAGTGCCATCACTCCAAGTATATTGTGATGAACCAGTAGTAATAACAACACCTGTTCCAGCCGCAGTTTTAACTGTTAAGGTATAAGCACCAGTAGTTTTATTAGAGAAAATCCATTCACCAACTTGGCTAGGTACTATTAATGTACTATTTGCAGTTAATGTTCCTGTAATAGTAATAATTGGATAAGCCGCTTGTAATGTAGTCATAGTAACGCTTGTACTAGACATAGCTATTGATTGCAATCCTTCAAAAGCAGTAGCAACCCATCCAGCACCACCAGTATCAGGATTAGTTGTATTATTTTCAGTAGAACTCAACCAAAAACCATTAAATGAACTACTTAATATAACTGCGCCTTTAGGATAACCACCTACAGTAGTAGAAAATGCTGAATCATACGGAAAGAAACCACCAGCTTGTTGCCATTGTGTAATTGCTGTTATTTCATTTAAGATACCATTAAAATCAGCACCGAAAGGTGGAACGCCACCTGCACTAATAGGCGTAAAAGTTAATGGTGGAAATCCATCCTGCAAAGATGCTTTACCATTAGTTACCCCAATTTGAGAAGCTGTTGGAATAGTAGCGATATAACTTCCAGTAGCGGCATAAGCAAATGGCAATGGAATCTTGGTTGGTATATTAGTACTTTGCATAATTTATCCTATTAATATGTTAATGATACGCTAACGCCAGCAGGTCTAGGAAATACACCTGAATTGTTAATAATTGCAATTTGTACTGCACTTGGTACAAAAGTTAAATGATATTGAAATGACATACTACCTGAATTGATTACATAAGCATTACCATAAGGATTAATTCCATCACTTGTACTAAATTCAGCTTGTAACAAAGCATTGATCGATGGGATAGATAGATTGGATATATTAGCCGCCGCTTTAACTAAAATCAATCTACGATATTGAGCATCAGCTAAAGCATAAGTAGTAGTCAATGCTATTCCTGAACCAAATGGAGCTTGCCCAAAAGGTTGCGGACCTGTAGTCGCTGTAGGTGCGGTATAGGATTCTTCAAAACCTAAATAAGGAAGGTTAGGAGCACTTACTTGTAAATAACGAGATACACCAACAATCTGACCCCATATATCTAATCCATTTCCTACTGCCGTAGCTATATTCCAAATATTAGAATAAAAATTAGCAATATCAATAGTAGGGTCTGTTGCATCATTAAACGATTGCAATAATCCTACAAGCGTAGGGCTATCTACATATTGACTTAATAATGTTTCATCCCAATTTATCATACTAATGTCACCACAATATTAGATGCAGTAATAGTTGGTAATTGGTCAATTCCTAAAGCTACTAATAATGTAGAAGGACTTGCTGTTAAACCTAGATAAACTTCAATAACATTAACATTAGGATTGATTGCATTGATATTTGCATAATATCTACCTGAGTATGAAGTTGAATTAATCGTAACTGCTGACCCACCATCTTGACCATTAAATGAAGCAATAACAGCATTTTGTGTTAATTGAACAATATTTGATGGCAATAAAGTATTATTTTTTATTTCAACAATAAAATAAACTGGTGTGGAAGTTGGTATTAAATATGTAACTGAATAACTTGGATAAGGTGTTGGATATGTTGTATCGTAAACAGTTACGGTTGTATTTCCGTTATATGCACAACCCGGTGAATTTTTACCCCAAATAGCTTGAGCAACATCCGAACTTGTACCACCAGCTACACTCACACATACAGAATGAGCCGCTAATGAATAGCTTGTACTTCCATAACTAACAGAGCTACCTGTAGGATTATCAATAACAAAAGCTCCAATAACATTCGGAACTTGTGTTACAGCGGCATAAATAGCTTGAATTGAATTAACTGAATTCCCAGCAACACTAGCAGACCTACGAGCTTCAAAAGCAGCTCTAGTTTCTACCAAATTGCCAACCGTACCTGTTGCTGGATTTGAAACTGTATTCCAACCAGCGATTGCAGTATAAATAATATTCAATGCGCCAATAGCACAAGCAATTGCACCTTGCGTTTGATTTTGGAATTGAACTGTAACATTTCCACTTGAAGGAATTGTTGCAGAAGTTGTAGACGAATATAAATATCCACTTGTATCTTGTGCTACTGAACCAACTGGAATAATTGTTCCTACAGCTCCATTACACGTACAATTTACAACGGTACCAGCACCCGGTATTCTAGTAATAAAATAAATTTCACCAATGGCATCTTGCCAAATACCTGAAGCCATTGAGGGATTAACTTGATTAGCTATATAAGCAATCTCGTTATTCTTATCGCCAATAATTGCCGTTTCAGATTGCGCTAATTGTCCTTGAGGTGTTTGAAGTGAAGGATTAACGCCACCACCAAAAGCCGTATCAATGTCAGTTTGAACTCCTGCAAGAATATCTATTTCCGCAGGTAATACTGGACTACCATTTACCCACGTTATTGCTGGAACATTAGTTGTCATAATTTACCTTTATCCGAACGCAACGTTATTAGCTACGCCATCAGTGTCAATAATTTGTATTTGACCGTTTAAAACACGATTTGTGAAAGATGTAAATGTTACTTTTGTTTCAACTACATTAGGAATAGTAAATGCAGCTTTTGTTATTTGCTGGTCAACAAATTGCAATGGAGCAAATTGACCTAGAATATTTTGCCAATAAGGTAAACCCAATGAATTATCGTACCAACATTCACCCAAAAATGTTCTTACAGCAGAAGCAACATCTTGAGCGATAGAATAAGGCGCACTTGCAAGAGCAATATTTCCATTTACATCCAATACCAAATCCCATGCACTTTGATCGAGCAATAAAGTATTTTGTATAGTAGCCATTAAGTTGGCACTCCTGTTGTACCACCACCTGTTTGAACTCCACCATGAGTATGCGTAGAGCCTACAAGATGACCATTATTGGTGAGTGTACCATTGATAGTGACATCAGCGTTAATAGTTACAGCAGTTGGTGATGTTATGGTAATTCCAGCACTATTAAATTGAACATATTGTGTGGGAGCTGAACCAATTATTGTCATAAGATAAACCATATCTGACATATCATTTTTACGAACAGAACCGGGTGCTGATACTTTACTAGAATTTTTAACTGTAGAAATATCCCTATCGCAAACAATCGCAATCCCAATATCACCAACAACAGGGTCTAAAATAATTCCGTTAGCTCCGCCTTGTATTCTCATATAAGGTACGTTATGAATAATTCCATGCGCCCAAATCTGACCTGAACCATCTACCGAACTAACCATAGGTTGAACGTTTACAGTTCCAATAGGTGAAACTCCCCCTGCATTAGTCACAGCAATTATTTGAACAGGAATTGACGTTCTAACTCCTGACAATGCAGTCTTAATGATTAATTGTAATCTACCAATTTCAGAAGCATTATCTGCTGAAACGTAATTGGTTTGATAGCTAGTTGTTTGCGACATAAGGAGGAGGTGCCAATGTTGTAGTTGTAAACCAAGCACCATCAGGAGTCAATGTGCTTATTTCATGCGTAACGCTTTGAACAGCAAAAGTTCCGTTAGCTTTTGGCAATGAACTTGTTACTTTCATTTGCCTTCCATTTAATATCTGAGGATTAAATTCAGACCTAATAACGAAACCTGCTTCCCAATATGAAGGATAGCCAACCATACCAGTTTCAGGACTCATATTAATAATTAAATCATCTCTATATCCGTTGTTCGGAAATATCGTTATTGTGTCGTTTTCAATCACAATCGGAATACTTGCATTTAATGCAACTTGACGCATTTGGTCTACAGCAGAACCATAAACATATTGATTCTGAAGAATAGCAGTTGCGCCATTGTTATAAAATTTAAGATTATTTGCTAACGCAATTGCTTTAATAATATCTGCTGCATCATGTGCGCCTTGATATGTATTTGAAGCAATAGGAGTTGCTTTTTGTAAATAAGCAGAAAACGCAGCACAAGTAAAAGATATATTTGGCAAATTGCTCAAGTCAATATAACTAGACATTAAGTTACCTTTAAATACTTGCGATAATGCAACATCGCCTTGATTGCCAGCATTTACAATTACAGATTGATTTTGGGCAGCAACCAAGTTCGTACCAATACTTGAATACTCGTTCATTTGAGCAAGCGTCATCCCATATACTTTTAATTGCAATTGACCAAAAGCCATTGACCCACCAGGATTTGTAATCGTGGCAGAGCAGCGTAATCCTTCTAAATTTAGGATTTGATTGCTTGTATTAAGAAATTGCAAATTAATCTGACGAACTGCAAAACTCATGCTTGAGTCCAATATGTAAGAATATATCTAGTACCTAAATCAGTATAATAAGGGTCACTTGAGCCTAGAGTGTCAATAAATAATAACTGACCAACAAAACCCAAATACGTTTCTCTTACTAAACCGACTTCATTTAAACAAATCATAGAACTGACAATTTCAGTTCCTTCTAATATCAAATCAAAATATAAACCAGTATTTTTTTGATATAGATTAATTTTGCAATTTTGTGTTCCTAATTGAACAGAAAATGATTGTGACGCAACAGGTGTTATAGGAATGATTTGCATATTAATTCCACGTTCCATTTCCAGTTATGCCAAAATTAATTCCACCTAAATCATTATTTGCTTTTGCTTGCTGTGGTTTTGTTGGCGCAACTGGTGATACTTGTCCGACATTTTGAACAGGAGCTGCACTTGGCGCAGTTGTTGTTACAGTTCCAGTTTGAGAAATTCTTACTTCCTGAAACCATAATTGAGCGACAATTAAAGAAACGCCTTGTCTAGCTTCTCTGCGATAATCTACATGAATTAAGTTACAATTATTGTAAGTTTTATTTGGTGTAACTACATTAATTAAATCCAAAGAATTAATCAATTCCTCAATCGTATTAAGAAAATTTTCTTTAGTCATTGAACCGTTTCCGTTACATGAAACAGTTACTCTAACATCAAAAGGCAAAGCAACTTTGTTATAGCTTGCAAAACTTCCGCCCTCTACTGGATAGTTAGGAATCTTACGTTCTTCACGATATTCAAATTCAATAAATGAATCAGGCGTTAGTGGAACAAGACCGTTATTAAATACAAATCCCCATTGAACGCCATAGTTATTAACTGGAATACTGTTAGGCGTTACATTGCTAATATTTGGTGTAGGAACGTTTGGTGAACGTGGAATTGCTGGAACACCAGGAAGTTGTGGAATATCAGGATATGGAATTAATGGCATTATCTATTTGCTCCCACTCCAGCATTAATTAGCGAATTATTTTGTATTGATTGACCGATACTCTTAGAAATTCCATCAGCATCGGTTGCTTGTGTATTTACATTAATAGAGTTAATTTCAACTTGTGTATTGTTAGCTGTAGATGAGCCAGCAGGAGCATTTGCAGAAGCTCCAGTCATTTGACTATACTGTAAAGCATATTGCGCTCTTTTAGCTGCTGTATCATCGCCAGAAGCTCCAGTTATTTGACTATACTGTAAAGCATATTGCGCTCTTTTAGCTGCTGTATCATCGCCAGAAGCTCCAGTCATTTGACTATACTGTAAAGCATATTGCGCTCTTTTAGCTGCTGTATCATCGCCAGGACGTTCATATTCTGAAAATATGGCATTAGATGCGCCAATGGTTGTATTTTGTTTTGATAATTCGATGCCCGCTTTTTGTTCTTTGCCTTTGGTCAATTCATATTGAACAAACTCTGCTTGTTTCATCAGATTTGCTCTTGGGTCATCTATGCCAAAACCAGCCCAATTTTCAAAATCTTTTTGACGAGCTTTATTCCATTGTGCAATGCCTCGCATCCCGTTTGCATTTTTAGCATTAGGATTTAAACCACTTTCTTGCGTAAGATTTCCAACAATTCCAGCAGCTTGTTCTTTACTCCAGCCTTGCGACATGAAGTAATCCATTAATTGTTTAGAATTATTTTCTTGTTG